ACAAAGACAAAGAAATCCAAATAACACACATATGATCGAAAACACACAAACAGCCACAAGTCACTTCAAGCACCTCTACAGAGATGACCGCGCATTAGCCACCCGCAACGCACTCAAGGGTGGCATTGCTCCTCAGCGCCAGTATGAATGCCTTGAGGATGCCCTTGCCCTCTCATTCTGCTGGCATAGCTCCCCTGAAGGCTTTGAGTATTGGGAAGATGTCCACGACGCGCTTGTGGATGGCACATATGACGTGCTACGTGCAGACCAGAAGGGCAAGGAATACTTCTGGCATGACGACAGCGATGACTACACCACAGGTCCACTGCCAACAGACGCTGCTGAGCGCAAGACGTATCCCATCTACTCAGGCTTCATAAAGAATTGGCCACACGCCATCGCTGCGGTGTCTCACTTGAGCTACAAGGGCAGTAAGCAGCACCACCCCGACAAACCCGTCCACTGGGACATGAGCAAGTCTGGTGACGAGTTAGATGCAATGATGCGTCACATGATCGACGGTGACTGGGAACAGGTGGCTTGGCGGGCAATGAGTAACCTAGAGCGTAAACTGACAGGCAACTGCCAATACGAAGACTAGCAGACCTGCCGCAATCTGCGACCAGTTGACACAAAGAAGCCCACCCGTTAATTCGAGTGGGCTTTTTCGTGTAAATACTACTGGGACAACTTGATCTGACGCTTCTGTAGTGCTGTGCGGTCAGGGTGGTTGAATGGCAAGCTACGAAGCTGGGCCATGACAGTCTTTAGCTCGTCCTTGCGGTTGTAGCCAGAGTCTGGTGTCTTGATGATACCGTCCTCAGATGTGGACAGGGATACCTTGTAGAGCATGTCTAGGATAGGCTTATGATTGATCAGGCCAGTCTCAAGCAGAGCGTCCTTTACACCGAACTTGTCAGCTACACCTGCAACAGACTTGAGGTTACGGTCGTAATCGGTTCCCCACTCAGCCTTGAGTGCGATCTCGCTCTCGTTCCGAACATTTGTCATGTTGGTCTGAAGCTGGTCCTGAACCATGTTCATCTCCTGCGTATATAGCCCCATTACGGTCTCATACTGCGACTGAGATAGCCCAGCCTCGTGCATTGCTGCATTACGCTCTGTGAGACGCTCTGTGTCTAGCTCTAAACCCTCTGGCAATCCATCAAACGTGTAGTCACCTGCCGCCTCTGGACGACCTGATGCATTGTAGAACTCTGCAAGCTCCTCTGGGGAACTATCAGCCGTTGGAGCCTTGAGGCCACCTGCTTCAGCAGAACCCATGCGGGACTGTAGGTTGAGGTAGCTCATGGTGAGTCCATTGACGTCCTTGATCTTGCCCTTGACGCCTTCAAAGCCCTTGTGGCTAGTTACGTCCTCGGATAGACCGTCATACCATGACGACGGAGCCTCTGTTGATTCTACTGTTGATTCTACTGATGCAGTGTCCATGAGGTTTTCACTTCCACTGGATGCCTCTGGGGAGGCTGTTTCTGTTGCTACTGCGGTATCTGTTGAGATATTATCGCTCATATTTTGCTGTTGGGTTTGTTATTTAGACTCTCGTTCGAGAACCTGTAAATGATTGTGGACGTCACTTGCAAATGACTGCCGCCCTTGGTTGAAGGCGTTCTGTGTAGGCTCAGCTGAGAACACTGTCTTGCCGTAGCCACACTCAATATCCATTGCCACTAGGAAGGCATTGAAGTGAGTGTTGCCACGTAGCGCATGCAGTGAGTCCCGCAGGAGTGGTTTCTTCCGTAATTGAGTTGTCTTGGTCATTACTGTTGTGCTTGCATCTCCATTGCTACTGGTGAACCTTCCTCGGGCTTCTTGGTCGGGTCAATTGGCGCTACAGCCTCCTGATCGATCATTTGCTGCTGCTGCGCCTGTTGCTCTTGTGCTGCCTGTGCGGCCAGTGCATCCATCTCATCGCGCTCATAGTCAGTGACGATATGCTCGAAGTTGATGTTGTGTGCCTCAGCGAGCTCTACTGCCATGTCCTCGACCTTAACGATACGAGCCAGCTCAGGGTTCTCGCGTGCCACTGTAAGCAACATGACGATGCTCTGGATGGCCTGCATGGTCTTCTGCTGATCCATGAGGCTGAGCTTGGTGTCTAGCTGTGAAATGTAGCTGACCTCGAAGTTGCCACCCGCCACGGTCTCGTCAGGAGCTTCAATCACTCCCGCCTCGATCAGTAGGTCTAGCACTCGGTGAATCATTGGCGACCAGAACTCCGAACGTAGACGTGAGATCATCGGTCCGATACTGGCGAACTGCTCTGCCTGTAGTGCGTCAATCTCTGTAGCTGTCTTGTCCGAGTTGCTCTGCATCACTGCTAGGAACACGTTTGTGAAGAACTGGCGACGAATCTCGTCACTTAGGCGCTGGATGTCAGCCTGATCAGCCTCAGGGTTGTGAGTCCCACGAAGCTGTGTAACCTCGCCTGAGGTGTGGATGACGCTGTTAGGGGCAATCTCATCGATGTCCAGTGTCTCGTCGTCCTTGACCACTGTAGGGGGCCGTGAAGCCATCTGTAGAGAGTCCTGCATCTGTGCCTCGGCTGTGTTCAACCCACGGATAGTAGGAAGCGCCATCTCGCAGCAACCTAAGCCATAGGATGAGCCGTCATGACGCTTGATGAACCGAGCTGTCGGGTAAGGGAATGAACGGTAGCCGCCAACCTTGACGACACGCTTGTCCTTTACGCACACATACTCGCTACGGAAGCGCATTGATTCAGCATCAGCACGTCGGTAGTCATAGTCGGGGTTCTCCGACACGCATAGAATGTAGTCGAACTTCAACCCTGACTTGGAAATGTCACCGTAAGCCTCGCGGCCGTCGGTAGATAGCGCACTCTCACCAAACATGGCCACCACGTCATCCGCAGTAAGCTGTAGAAGGCGCTTGAAGCCCTTCACCTGCCCTTGGTGGTTCTCGGTGATGTATACGTTCGCTGTGATCGGTATCGACGTGAATACAAGCTCTGAGGTGTCCTTGTCGAACTCTACCCCACAGATGCCTGTGCCGAAGTTAGCCCAGATGCGTGTGAACTCACCATACACCTGACCGAAGTTGGAGTTCTGCATATACTCCGTGATCTTGTCTGTAGCAGTCTGTAGCCACTCCTTCATGGAGTCACGGTCGTCATCAGATGCAGCACGTAGCGCAAAGTTGCGGTCCGAGTTACTGTAGCTGTGTGAATACAGGTTGGAGCCAAGCAAGATGGCCTCAGACGTAGCTACGGAGCTGACAGGACGCTGATCTTGACCAGCTGCCTGCCTGTTGTCCGTGTTGCTGCCATTCATCGACGGAAGGACTAGACGCTCGATATCTCGAAACGTCGTGTCCACATTAGCTCGTGCGCTCTTGTCAGCACCATACGCCGCTATGATCTTTACTGCGCGATCATCCTGAGTTCCCTCAGATGCCGCATAAGGTGTTGATTTGAGCTGTGCCATGTTTATCCGAGGATGGTTGAACGATTCGATGTTACCGATTGAGTGCGGCCCTTCTGTGCTGCTAGGCGACGACGCTCATCCGCGCCAGCTGCCACTACCTCTGGATCTTCCTCAGTTGTGGTGGGAACTGCTTTGGGGATTGGCTTGATTTTAGGTGCTTTAGGTTTACTTCCCATGATATTTTATTTTGTAGGTTAAAGCAGACTCCCTCGTGAAGCCTAACTTGTTGACAAGTTTGTGAATTATACTGCCGCCTGCAAGCTCGCAGAATAGCTCTGTAATGCCATACCTGTTAGCTGCTATACTCTGTGCCTTCGGGAGACACCAGCGGATGTCCTTGATGGCATAGCGTCCACCTGTAGTGCCGAAATGGATGTATGCACCATCCTCATGTGTCATAATGGCAAAGAAGCCAACATACTGGCCGTCCTTGAACACGATGTGGAAGACACCGAACCGCAGCACATACTCTGCACGCGACTCCTCAGGCAGCCACGGATGACAGTCAGGGAACGCAGCCTCAACCAGCTCCAAGGCCATGTCCACTGTAGCTTCATCAGTAGCGTGAAAGATCTCGTATGCTCCACTCATTAGAATCGACGTGAGCCTCCACCAGCTACCTTCACACGCTTTGCACCACGGTTACCTAGTGCGACCGCTGGCATCTGTGCCTTAGCCCAATATCTGACCGCATCAATGCCATGGTTATACTTGTCGATTGGAGTGTTAGTCACCATGCCCTGTGGGTTCACCTTCCATGTGTAGCTGGCAAACTCCTTGATGAGCTGACGTGAGTCGGAATGTATCTTGATCTTGAAGCGCCTGAGTAGCTGTATGCCCTCCGCTATGGAGTCCTTGCCCTTGGTGCAGCTGATGGCATTGAAACGATACGACTTGAGCGCCTTGACCGTCTGAGGGTATGCACAGTCCACGTAGATCGGCTGATCCCTCGGTATGCCCACCTCATCCATCATCTCGACCAGTGAAGAGTCGGAACTCTCAGGGTTAGGCAAGTCAGTCATGCCCACGTCCCACACACGTTGACGCAGATACAGCGTGTTCATAGCGAACCTGCACTCAATCACTGTCGTAGGGTCAACGAATCCGACGTCACAGCCATAGCCACGACGCTCACAGGCAGCCAGCTCAGGCCACTCAGTAGATTCTGTCCAGTTAGTGAAGATCAGGCCCTTGAGGATAGCAGGCTTACCCATGCCATAGATCTGCCACATGGCGTCATCCGCTGTTCCCTTCTCAATGTTCTCCCGTGTCGGCTCATATCCTAGGATAGTCTTGCGCTCACCAGCAGGCAGCAGAGGGTTGTCACGGAACGTAGAGTCGTGGTAGGCGTAGTCAGGGTTGTTACGGAACCTGTAGATGAAGTGATCGTAGCTGGGGTTGAAGTCAGCAATGACGAAGGATGTCCGCATTGCAATCTGATTGAATGACTCGTAGTTCACCTCTGTCACCTCGTTCATGTATGAGATGTCATCTCGCTTACCCTTCCGATTCTCTGCCTTGTCGCAGCCATTGAAGGCTATTACAGAGCCATTACGGAACTGATACTTGAGGTCACTGGCATTCCAGCACTTGTCGTCCCAGATGCCCATCATGCCCTCCTCCTCCGACATGATACGCTTGAAGTCAGCAACCAGCGTCTCCTTGACCGAGCTACGGAACTGCCGATAGCATGAGATCCGCTCATTGGGAGTCTTGCTAGCGTGCTGTGCGAGCCACTGCATGACGCTGAAGGTCTTAGAGGAACCAGCGGAACCCTGTAGGATGCAACCGTCCTTCTGGTCGTCCTTGGCCTTCTGGATGCGGATGAAGTTTACGGTGACTGAGATGTTACCCATGATCAGAACCCACAAAGGTGACGGTGACGTTGTTGTCGATCTGTCCCTTAAGATCAGCCTCGACTTGAACTGGCAGCAGCTTGACCACCGCATTGGTAAATGTCCGAGGATCGTCACGCTTGAGCTTGATGAAGAACTCCTCTGCACCGTCGCCAGCGTTCAGAGCCCCCTCAATGGCCGACCTCACCTGCACGGTAAGTTTGTTGCGTGTTCCCTTGGGACGTCCTAAGCCACCATTAGGGGCTTTTCTAGCGGGTTTTGCCGCCTCTACTACTTCTAGTTCTTCGCTCATCCACCTAAAATCACCTAGTTATGGACAAAAAGCAACCCATCACGATTAAATGATGGGCTGCTGAAGGTTAGTCCTGACCTACCTTTTGATTCGATCATCCTCAACGGTCGTATCCTCAATACTACCATTGCGACAATGTGAAGATAAACGTTCGGTTGAATTGATCAAAGACGACGGCCTTAACAATGAGGTAGCCCCACTGGATGATTTCTATGATGCTCATATTGTGTGCGCCCTACTGGGCTATTGGAGGGAGGTGCGGTAGTACAATGCATCCAATCAAGAATGCCAGTGCCAGCATAGACAGTAAGAACAATACTGCAAAAGCAAGTAAAGCGGCAATCATACCCATAGTTTGATTTGGTTCATTCATAATGTGTTATTGGTTAGTGTATTATGATTCTTTAGGCGAATCATCACGTCCTTGTTACGCTCAAGCTCTTGCTCGAAAAGCTCATCGCAGAACGCTCTCCATTCTTCTTCGCTGATCTTTCCTTCACGGAGATCAAACCACATTATGTCGTATTCTTCGTATGTAATCTTAG